GATCGGACTGGCGGACGCCAATCGACACAGCATCGGCGAGCACGAATATCTCTGCATCGCTGCCCGGCGGCCCTTGCTCACCATCTCGGCCCTGCGGTCCAGCCTCGCCGCGCTCGCCACGGAGCCCACGCTCGCCGCGCCTGCCTTCTGCGCCCGATGGCCCGATAGGCCCAGGCTCGCCCTGAGCGCCGCGCGGCCCGGCAATGCCGAGCTCGCCCCGAGCTCCGCGCACGCCTTCTTCGCCACGCTCTCCCGTCGCGCCAGGCTCGCCGCGTTCGCCTTGGGGACCCCGCGCCCCGACAGCGCGACCAAATACCCCTTCGACTCCATCCGAATAGACGCCCCGGAGCATCCCCTCATCATCTATCCATGCTTTGGCGATCCACCGGCCGTCGCGCCCAGCATCGCCACGCTCGCCACGCATGCCTTGCGGGCCGACTTCGCCCCGAGATCCATCTCGACCAACTGCCCCTGGCTGCCCATGCTCGCCGCGCTCTCCACTGACGCCGTCCCGACCTGGCTCGCCTTGCGGTCCAACCTCGCCCCGCTCTCCAGCAAGACCAGTCGGCCCTTGTTCTCCACGCTCGCCGCGCTCGCCATTTATCCCGTCGCGGCCGGGCACTCCCATCTCGCCGCGCTCGCCGGCAACGCCGTCGCGGCCCGGCAGGCCAGGCTCTCCGCGCTCGCCGTTTAGGCCGTCGCGGCCGAGCTCACCATCACGCCCAGCAATACCCTGAGGCCCCAACTCACCTCGCAAACCCTGGGGCCCTTGCTCGCCGCGCAAACCGTCCCGCCCGGGAATTCCCTGCATCCCATCGCGAGCAATCGGCCGAGCCTCTAGCGCAAGCAAGCGCTGATTCAAATCAGATAGCAGTCGAGCAATGATGCTGAAATTGTCGTCGCCTGGCTCGCTGGAACCGCCATCGCCTCGATTGAGGCCGGCTCTCGCGAAGATGTTCCGTTCGATGCTCTCCAGTTGCTCGGCAGATAGCGGAATCCTAGACATGCTCAAGGAGCTTGAAGCCCTCGCGGCGCGCCATGGCCCTTTCCAGGGCCAGTAGTTCCCGGCGCCCTCGATCTACCGCGGGCTGACCTTGCTGGCCTGGATCGCCCGGCTGATCTGGCGCGGGCTCCGCAGCGACGCCCGGCACTGACGGCGCAGTCGCGCCCTGCGCGATCTGCTCGAGCGTTTGATATTGGCCCTGCATCACATGGATGTCGCCAGCCGGGCCAATCGTGTTCATATCTTCCGCTCTACGGATATCGTTGACCGAAAGAACACCGCGGTTGCTCAGCGTGTTGTAGTAGCTCGCGCGAGCGGCGGTGTCGCCGCGCAGCAAAGCATTCAGATTGATCCGCGTGTAAAATCCCTGGCGGTTTTGAACGCCGAAACACTTGAAATCGGCCTCGTCTTCAAACCGCCTCGTCCACGGCAAAATGCAATCGATAACCGCCGCGATCGATTGCTGCTCGACGTTAGAAAACGTCGCTCTTGTCAAATCTGCTATTTTGTACGGCGGGACACCAAACCATCTAGCCACTTCCGTGACCAAATATTCATTGGTCGCGATGAACTGGGCCTTTTCAGGGTCGATCTGGACGGGCGTATATTTCTGCCCAGCGTCGAGGATCGCATATCGGCCGGCGTTCCTGACGCCTCGGTAAAGATTGTCCAACGCGGCACGCAGCCGCTTGCGAGCCGGTTCGTCCATTGCCTTCGGCGCCTCGACGATGCCAGAGACGTTCATGCCATTGCCGAAAAAGGCCGCACCGAAGAGCTGCGCAGCCTTGGCCCAGCCGATGCTTTCGGCTGCATAGGACATGACATTCACCCCGACCGGCCCCTCGCCGAAACCGCGGATATGGAACACATCCATCATATCGAGGTCGACAAAACCGCCGCCGCGACTCCCGGAATGAAAGACGCGGTAGAAAAGCTGTCCCTGATCATCGAATCGCGGCTGCACGCGGTCGTAATGCAGCGGCCAGATCGCGATAGGCCGCCCCAGCGCGTCTCGCTCGATCTCGGCATACCCGTTGCCTTGGCGCAGAGCATGATGCGTCAATGTCTCGCGCAGCTGGAAGCTCGACCATTGCGGATTCGGCCTGCCGTAGAGCAGGTAATCGACTGGGTGCCGCGGCGCGAGCTCGCCGCCGTTCGCGCCCTCGCGCATCACTCGCCACGGCAGCATCGCCACCGATTGCGAGATGTACCGCAAGCACGCCCACACCGCCGCCACCGTGGGCGCCGTGTCCGGCGTGATGACGGTCCCGGAAAGGGTGCGGAGATGGTAAGCTATGCGGCGCTGGTCGGGATCCTGGTTTTCGGCAATCTGCCGTTTGGCGAAGATCGATCGGAGAGCGCTAAACATCGTCGGTGGCGCTTTCGTGCAACCATTCCTGATATCGCTGCCACGCTGGGTTTTGGCCGGGAAGCGCCTCGAGCCCAGCTACTACGGGATGGACGGGCTCCGGCTCCTCCGCAACCACATCTCGATCGGCATGATTACTCCGCTTCCCAAATTCCTTTTCGAACTGATCATCGGTAATCGTCGAATAAAACGAGACTGCCGGCGCTTCGGGGTTGTCCGACATCAGCGCGACCGCATCGAACATCGCCATCAGCGGGTCGATCTTCGAAACCCCTGAAGCCTGTTTCGTTACGATCACCGCATTGCCCTTCAGTTCGACTCGGGCATTACCGACGGCCCAACTCATTATCGGCTGGCCGCCATGCGTTAAGCTGCCCTCTGCGAGCTTACGCTCGGCAGTCTTGACGGCGCCGGTCAATTTGTAGCCCTGGAAAACCGCAACCACCTTCCCGTCTTCAGTGCTGATCCCGCGAGCCGCTAGTGCGTCGACGATCGCACCTATGCCGACCGAGTCGAGCCCCACAGCATGCAGTTTCCCGCTCAGATTTATCCGTTCGCACACATCACCGATTTCGTCGATGTCCTGGCCTATCCGATCGACGACGACCAGATCGCCAGACGCCGCAAAATCTTTTAATTCGGGCGTAATGCTTTCCCGCCTCTGCAGCACGATCGGGTGCGCCCAGGCGCCGACCCAAAGCAGCCATTCTTTCGTGGCCGCGTCACGCCCGATCACCGCCAGGCCGAGCAGATCGTCGAGGCCTCCGCCATCGATGCCGATCGTGATGACCTCGGAACGCAGGATTAGCTGGTCCAGCGTGAGGCTACTGTCAGCCTGATCATCCCAATAGTCGGCGCCCGCCCAGCGGTCCATGACCAGTGCCGTGCCGATCTGGATATTGAGATGCTGCGATGCCCAGCGAGCGACCTCCTCGAGGCCGTCCTGTTTCGCGCGATCGAAGTCCTGCTCGAGCCTTGCGAGCGAAATCGACCGCCCGAGGTTCGGCGTGACCATTGGCCAATAGGCAGAATTATACCAAGGCGGATCCGCGCCCATCGCTCGCGGCGGGATCGCGACGTCTTCCGGAAACTCATAAAGGATCGGCAGCATCCGGCCGGTCGCCTCGCCGTCCCGGATCTTGCGCGCAATCCTAAGCTCGGCCGCGAAAGCCCCTGACGGAGGCCGGTCGCTCTGCGTCGTGATGAACAGCAGAAACGCCTCTGGCGTCGGCAATAGACCGCCGCGCAGCTGGCCGATGATCCGCTGCGCCGCCGCGTCGCGCGAGATCTCGTGCAGTTCGTCGAGCAGCACACCGCTCGGCTTGACCCCGGTAAGAACTGAGCTGTCAAACGACTTGATCAGCAGCCTCGCCTTGGTCCGGCGATCGGTAATCTGCTTTATGTGAGCCTGCACGTGCATGCGCTTCTGCAGGTAACCCTCGGGATCAGATTCGATCATCCCGTTGGCCTGCTCGAAGGCTAAATCGGCGATGGCTTTCGTCGGCCCAATAAACAGAAACTCGCCGCGCGGCCGCTTGTTGAGCAGAAGCGCCGTCGCAAGTAGGCCGGCACCATAACTGGTTTTTGCGTTTTTCTTTGGCACCAGGATCATGGCCTCGCGGACCATGCGCTCGCCTGTTTCTCGAATTATCGAACCGAACAGCACCCCAACGAATTCCCGGAACCAATCGCCGCAAGCTTCGGCCATAGACGGCTTGCCCGGGACATCCGGCAGTCGTAAATTATCGAATATTGCCGTCGCGCGATCAGCGGCCGTTTTGTCTATCGGCAGCTGCGGAATGAGAGACCTTCCGCTTCTGATCCTCTCGCGCCAGTCCGGACAGGCAAAATTCCAAGTCAGTTCAGTAGGCCGGCCCATGAACCTTTATCTGGCGGCCCCTCTTCAGCTTGCTGCTTCGCAATCTCTTTCTTTCCACGCCAAGGCTGCCGCTCTTCGGCATGAGGCGCCGGCTGGTATTCCGAGACCTTTTCGATAAGACGCAGCCAAAGCTCGATCGCGCGAACGGCTCGAGGGGTTTTCCCGGTGGCGATCTTGTAGAGGTTCATCTTAACTGCATTTCCCGGCCTCAGCCGCCCTATTTCCAGCTCCTTGCGGTAGCGGAGGAGCAGGGTAGGCTCGGAAATGCCAACAAGCTGCGCGATCTGCAGGTTCGTATTTGCAAACGAGGCCATAAGCTCGACCTCTCGGCGGGTCTTGGAGGTCGGCACATGGGGCGGCCGGCCTCTACGCTTTTGTGGGTTTGCCTCTGACAAAAACAGCTCCCATCCGGTCGGAGCGGCTTCGCGCGGTCTTGCGCGCATGACACTCAGCACATCGCAACATGATGTTGCGGCGGTCGAGCGGCTCTCCTCCGTCCTTCAATTCGACTATGTGGTCACCGATGATCCAGCCACCGGTCTGGCCGCCTGGCGTGGTGCATTTCGGATCTTCGCAGCGATGGTCCCGTTCGGCGATGATCGCCGAGATGAGCTCCCGCCATTCAGGCGAGGCATAGAAAGGCTCAGCTTTTTTCTTTGGATACGGCGCTATGTTCTGATCGAAGGATGGCACCCTCGGGCGCCTAGCACGCAACATCTTGTGACAGCCCTAGCGTTCGTGCGGCTTGTCAACTCCTTTGGGAGATTTGTCAAGGCTTATTTTTGAGACCGCCATCCATTCGCGTCCGCGTTGGGAGGCAAACCAAGCGGCCCGGCACGGCCCGCCGGGGGCGTCGGTTTGCCGATGTACTCGGCCCAATAATGAGCGGTCGCATCCTCTTGCTGCAACATCGACTTCATTTGAGCCTGAGCTACAGCAAGCTCATAAACATACTTACCAAGGAGCGCGTTGGTTGTGGCGCCGTCTTGCTGCTGGGCAACCGCGCAAACAGAGACCATGGCTAGCGCAGCGCCAGCGAAAGCAATAGCGTAGTTCATTTTGCCCCTCCACAAGCAGCCACTTGGACAACGATTTGATTTGAGCCGTCAACGCAAACGTACTTTGTTGCCGCTCCTCCATTGACAATTCTAGTCAGATCGATGCGCCCAGCGCTGTCGATTGCAAATCGCCCGCCTGTGGTTGTGAACAGAAGATTAGCAGCCTTGATCTCCATCGGAGCGTCCACAAACGCATCGGTTCTAGCGATCAGAGACGGACCAGAGCCCAAATTTATATGCGCCCCGACCTGAAAGACATCGCTGGAGCCCGGTCGAGCCGTAAGGCCGCCCGCAGAAATCTGAATTGACGAGTCAAAATTGAACGAGGGCTGTGAGTTGCTGCCGAAGTTAGGCGCGGAAGCGAGACCATAATCGAGATGTCCACCGAAAGCGTGGCCGCTTATCCATGTTCCCCATATCATTTTTTGACTATTGCCAGACCCGCCAGCGAGGCCCTCCGCGTTGGTAATGACCGGCCCGATATTAGCAAACGTCCACGCCGCCCCGTCTGCACTATAGAGAAAAGGCTCCCACTTTGCGACAGAACCCATCTTCGTAAAATCAAGATACTCTAATGCTATCCCGATTGCGGACTTGGGCTGTACTACGGAGTTTCCAGAAATAATTAATGCAACTCCGCTGGAATTAGGATTAGAGAAACTTAGATCGATCTCATTGTATAGATGCCGGTCTCCGTGAGTGCTCGGCACACGATATTCGTTGTCCGACAAGGTCGTGTTAATCCCCCACACTGCGCCACCATCGACGTTTACAACTCCCACGCCAAAGAGAGCGACCGAAGTCGGAATGGTAACAGGCTGATCGACCAGGACATAGCCGGAGACGCCATTGACGAGCGGAATAGTCGAGCCTGCCGTCAGGTGACCCACACCGCGGACGGCATCGTAATTGCCGCCGCCAAAGGATGGCATCGGCAGGCACGGGCCCGTACAGAAATCCCACGCGAGGATTTGATCCGCGGTGATGGCCGAGTCGGTTATCCCTGAGATTGTTGCTCCAGTTACAGAGATGGGATCAGCCAATGTTTCGACCGCGTGCACAGGCGGGATCAGGCTGGTTATGACCGAGATCGGCGGAGGTGGAATTTGCGTTTGGGCCGCCGCCGGCATCGCAAGGGCCAGAAAAAACCCCAAAAGCTTCTTCGATGGGCTCATGATGGGTCCGCGGCCTTGGCGGTTCTCATCGCTCTTAATCCCGGCTGATGACCTCGTGATGGCGCAGCTGCACGTCGGCCAACGCATCGCGCAGCAGCTCGAGCGCCACACCCCACGACCGGAACGCCTGAAGCATGTCGGCGGCAGTTCGCTCATCGGGATACAGCTGGACCGGGCACCACCGCAAAACCTCTTTCGTGTCGAAATCGTATCGAGACACGACCTTGACCTTCCACCGGCGGTCGAAATCGAGAACCTGCCTAAAATGAGGCGCAGGCGGCGGCTCAGGAGCCTCTCCCGTGCGCCCATAATTGATCAGCTGCCCAGATGCTTCGAAAGGCAGCGAAAGCACGATCTCGTGCACCGTTTCAGCGTCCTGATGCAGCGGTTGCGCTATCCCTCGCACCGGTCCGCCACCGTCTATCGGGCACCCGACCTGAGAATTGCGCTCCACTGCGATGCAGCCGTCGCCTGACACGCACTGCTGTCTGACCCAGCGCTCGCCCTTCACGACCTCGCCGGCGTAAAGCGACCGACCGGTGATCTCTATCACCTTCTGGTCGCGATATACCCATCTCAGCAGCGCCTCGATCGTGAGCTTGCGGCGAAGCCTGAAATGCCGATCCCACGCCCGACTGAAGGCCCTGGCAGCCTCAGAACCAGACCGCGGCGGCAACGGCTGACAAGAGCCAGTCGCTGGCGGCATTAAATAATTATCCCAAATAATTCCGTTTTTGGGCGGCGATCTACTTCGGAAAACACAAATTTATGCAAGATATTTTCCCCGAACTGCGTGCGTCCAAGAAATAGTCGCGCCTCGAAGAATTTGCAACTTCGCTTTAACCAGGATCGCCCCAACGCCGGAATCGAAAAGCCCTCTCGCGCCAGCCCGCAAGGGGGCCGAATATCTGATGAGCACCGAATTAGCATCAAATTAGCATCGAGGATTTCGGCCGGACCAAAAAAAATCCGTGCATGAG